AGATATTGATGTTGTTGATGACAAAGCTGGTACTACTGCTGTAACAGGTATCGCTGGTCTTAGCACTATTACAACTGAAACTTTAGCATAGTAAATGCGATTAACCGCGCAGGATCTGCGTGAAATGAATATCCTTAAGTATTACAGGCTCGTTAGAAAATGGGCCTGTAAGACTTACGGGTTAAAAGATGCAGATTTAGAATTATTAATTTATTTAGATTGTAAAGAAAGATTTACACGAAAAGAGTTTATAGACGGGGTTTACACTATGAGTTGGGATAAGAACCGTTGGGAAAGACTCAGAAGAGAAGGTTGGATAGAAGCTTGGAGACACCGTAATAGAACAACAATAAAATATTCGGTATTTAAAACTTCATTTAAATGCTCTCAATTAATAAGTAGAATATATAGAATACTTTTAGCAGAAGAAGATTTACCAACTTCAGAGAGAAGTATTTTTTATAATAACAAATCATACACAGATAAGGTTTTTAATAAATCTATAGATGATATGATAAAAGACAAAGAAAGATAATATGGCTTTTAAAATGAATAATCCTTTGAAACATATGGGTTATAAAGTAAATATAAAGAAAGGCAAAGTTGTTGATGAAGTAGAAAAACCACACGGTGATTTTAAAACAGATGCAGAGCACGAAGAATATCACAATACTTATCCTTCTAAACCTTTTACAGATGCTGAAGGTAAACCTTTTAAACAAACGTTTAGCAGCGCCTTTAAATCTAAAACTCCAATTTTTAGAAAAAATTTAGAAAAAGGTATTTTAGGAGAAGCTAATAATGATGGTACTATATTTGTTGATGAAAGCGTTCCTGAAGGTAGTCCTTTAGAAGCAGAAGTTGTAGCACATGAAAAAAGACATTTAGATGATATGAATAAAAAAGTAAAGTCTAAACCAGGAGCTAAAAGAAAAGTTAAAAAATTAGGATACACAGATAACACTGTTACTTGGAAAGGTAAAAAGTATTTGAGAAAAAATGGTAATATAATAGATCCTAAAACTGGTGAATCTCATCCAGAAGGATGGAAAGGTTTTCCATGGGAACAAGAAGCTTATAAAGCTGGCGAAAGAGCTAGAAAAAAAGTAGAAGATAAAATAAAATAATTATGAATATATTAGGACAAATATTTAGTGGAGGAGCTAAAGATCTAGTAGAAGGCGTGGGTGGAGTTATAGATAATCTACATACATCTAAAGAAGAAAAGCTTGAAGCTGAAAAGAAAATAAAAGACATGATAATGGGTTACGAAGCCCAAATGCAAAAAGAAGTTTCAAATAGATGGAAAGTTGATATGAATTCAGATTCATGGCTTTCTAAAAATATACGACCTATGGTACTTATATTCTTAGTAGTATCTACAGTATTAATGATATTTATTGATGCTGGCGCTATTGCTTTTGAAGTAAAAGATACATGGGTTGATTTATTACAATTAGTATTAATAACAGTGATTGGTGCTTACTTCGGTGGTAGATCACTAGAAAAAGTAAAAAAATAAAACAATGAGTAAATATTTTTCAGTAACATTAAGGCCAACGCTTCCTGTAGCGACGATAATACAGAGTGGCAAAACAGATTTAGCTTTTAGCGCACAAGACGTTATGTGGGATTGGTTTGCGTTCGATGTACCTAAAGGAGCGTGTCGTTTAGTTAGCGCTGTTATATTGGTAAGAGGTGAAGACGCATCACCTCAAACAGATAGAGATATGCAATTATTTTTCGCTAAAAGCGATGCTGATGCAACGGCTCCAACATCTTTAGGAACAGGTAATGCAACAGTATCTGGTTTTGGATATTATAACAATCTTTTAGCTCATTTAGTATTTGATATAACGGAATTCGCAATTGGTTTAGATTATATGAGTATGGCTACAGGTGGTATGGGTGGAGAAGATGCTCTTAGAACTAGTAGATCAGGTATAATCTTACAAGGTGAACCTAACAGTGGTACAAACGTTGGATATGATAAATTATACTGTGCTGGAGTTGGTGGAGGTAGTAATGATTTTGATTTTTCAACAGGTGTGTTAGCAAATGGAGCGGTTACATCTGGAGCCTCTACTGATATAACAGTTAAAACAGTAGATGCTAGAAAATGCTTTGCACCAGGAGATATTATATGCGTACATGATTCTGATACTGCTATAGGCACTGTTGCTTCTGTTCCTGACGCGACTTCTATATTGTTAGAATCAGCTAATGGTGTGGCAATAGCTGATGAAGATGAAATAGTAAATGTAAGACCCGTTACAGTAATATTAGGATTCGAACAATAAATAAACAATAAACTTAAATTAAATAAAATGGCAAAAAGAAAAACATCGAAGGCTACTAAGCCTTCAAAAATAACTAATGAAGAATTAAAATCTTTACAAGAACTAATAAACAATATTAACAAAAACCATTTACAGACAGGTCAATTAGAAGCGCAGAAACACAGTATCTTACATAGCTTAGCTGGATTAAACGATGAGCTATTATTAATGAGAGGTAAATTTCAAGATGCTTATGGTACTGAAGATATCAATATAATGAATGGATCAATAAATTATAATGAAACTAATTAGAAAAATTACAGTAGGTAAAGACTATAAAAATGATGCTATGCATTATTCAGTTGGTCAAGAAGTTTATGGGGGTCATGTTATTAATAATATTATAGAAGAAGACGATAAGTATTCTATCTATATAAAAAAAGGTAGCGATGTTTTACCTTGGAAAGACTTTAATAAAAATATGGCTATATCTATAGAATATAATTTGCAGTATTAATGAAGTCTCCATTTGATTTTATTATATCTCCTTTGGGAGAAAGATATAATAATAAAAAAAAGATTGACGATAAAGAACTTATACTTAACACAAATATATCTGAATATAAATTTGTAAATAGAGAAGCTATTGTTAAATCTGTTCCTACAGCTTTTGAAACAGAAATAAAACCAGGAGACACTATTATAACTCATCATAATGTTTTTAGAAGATGGCATGATATGAAAGGTAGAGAAAGAAATAGTAGGAGTTTTTTTAATGAAGATACTTATTTTATAAAAGAAGATCAAATATTTTTATATAAAAGAAAAAATAAATGGAGAGCTCCTAACGGTTATTGTTTTATACAACCAATTAAACAAAGAAATAAGTTAAATATAGATAAAGAAGAAAGTTGTATAGGTATAATTAAGTATACAGATGGAACTTACAAAGTAGATGATTTAGTAGGTTTTATGCCTTTTTCAACTTACGAATTCATTATAGATAGCAAGAGGTTATATAGAGTTATTACTAAATTTATTACAATTAAATATGAATATCAAGGAAACGAAGAAGAATATAATCCAAGCTGGGCAAAAAGCTGTTGACGAACTAATTAAAGTAGCAAAAGAACCTATAGTAGATTCAGACGACGATATATCAGCAGATAGATTAAAGAACGCGGCAGCAACAAAAAAATTAGCTATATTTGATGCTTTTGAAATATTAACTAGAATCCAAGAAGAAGAAAGTTTACTAAACAACAAACCAAAAGAAGAAATAGAACAACGAGCGTTTAGAGGATTTGCAGAAGGAAGGTCTAAATAATGTATAAGCAAACTTTAGTAAAGGTTATAGAGCCTATAAAAATAAACACCATAAAAAGACTTAACAAATCTAAGAAATGGAGATATGGTTATAATAAAGAAAATGATATTATTGTTATTTCTAAAACTGGTCAAATAGGTGACATAATAGAAATACAAAATTTAAAGATAGCGTTACCAAAAACACCAAATCAAATATATAGTAGAAGTAAAAAGCAAAAAGAACAATATTGGGAAAAGTCTATATATCCAAAAGAATTAAATAGATTAAAAAATATATTTGATTGGAGAAATTATCCAGAAGAATCAAAAGGTCAATGGTTCGACTATATAGATGAAGAGTTTACAAGAAGAGATGAAGGTTTTTGGTTTATGAATAACGGTAAACCAACTTATTTAACAGGCGCTCACTACATGTATCTTCAATGGAGCAAGATTGATGTAGGTGCTCCAGATTTTAGAGAAGCGAATAGATTATTTTTTATATTTTGGGAAGCATGTAAAGCAGATCAAAGATGTTACGGAATGTGCTATCTTAAAAACCGTAGATCTGGATTTTCTTTTATGTCATCAGCTGAAACAGTTAATTTAGCAACTTTAGCAAGTGATAGTAGATATGGAATATTATCTAAAACTGGTAATGACGCTAAAAAAATGTTTACTGATAAAGTAGTTCCAATTAGTATAAATTATCCATTCTTTTTTAAACCGATTCAAGATGGTATGGATAGACCAAAATCTGAATTAGCATATAGAGTTCCAGCTAGTAAATTCACTAGAAAAAAAATGTCTGCAACTGATGGTATGGAAGAAATAGAAGGTTTAGATACCACTATAGACTGGAAGAATACTGGAGACAATAGTTATGACGGAGAAAAATTAAATTTATTAGTTCATGATGAAAGTGGTAAATGGGAAAGACCTGATAATATATTAAACAATTGGCGAGTTACAAAAACATGTT